CGAGGGACTCGCCGACGGCCTCATCGAACCGTTCATCGATGTCATGCAACGGATCGATCAGACCAAATACCACCGGCTCCTGCTACAGCATCACTCGTCGTGGAAGGTCAAGACCGCCACCGGTATCGACACCGTCAAGATCGCCGAGGAGGCCGGCGTCTCACCCGACCAAGTCGCTGTGAAGCTGGGACAGGGCGACATTCTCACCTCGTCGGACCCGAACGCTAGGTTCGGAACGCTCCCGGAGACCTCGCTTGATTCGTCCATCAAAGGCTACGACGCCGATCTCCGGGACCTCTCGGCCGTCACGCAGATCCCGCCGCAGAACTCCGCGGAGGGCACGCTCCGCCTCGCAGGGAAAGTCCGGAAGGACGACACAGCGACCCGCGACTATCAGTCGCACGTCGTGTGGCGTGATACCCAGTCCCGCTCGCTCGCTCAGGTCGTCGACGCGTGGGGCAAGGCCGTCCAGATGCTCGGCCTCCCCGCCGAGGTTGTCTGGCCGAAGATCCCGAACCTGTCAGGACAGGAACTCGCCGCCGCGAAGAAGATCGCCGAAGAGGGCTCCTCACTCGACCGGCTCCTAGCCGACACGACCGCGGGCCAGTCCACGTTCGACGATGTCGTCAACTAGCCAAGGCCGGCAACTCACCGAAGCGCACCGCCTCGCTCAGGCGCAGATCTCGGCGGCGGTAGTACGCCGGATGCTCGCCGCTCGAGGTCTCCTCACGATCGGTGAACTCGACACACGGTTCGGGCAATGGCTCACCGTCGTCGCCCCCATCATTACCGACGGCTACTCCGCATCGGCCGGCCTCACCGCCAACTACCTCACCCGATTCCGCACGGCGGAGGGGATCACCGCGGGCCCTGCGATCGCCCGCCCCGGACCGCTCGCTCTCGAGCACGTCCAGAAGTCGATGACGACGAACCTTGTTGCCGCGGCGCGCAAAGCGACGACGAGGATGCCGGTCGAAGCCGCACTCAACCACGGAATCACAGAATCCGCCGAGCGTGAATATCACGCGTCGTGTCACTGCTTCGCCGAGCCCGTATTCCGGCCCGACGATTACAACCTTCCGCCTGGTGGTGACGAGCACACCGAAACGCTCCGAGCTGCCCAGGAAGAAGCGGACTCTCTCGACGAGGGAGATATCCGGAAAGTGTTCGCTCAACTCCACGCCAACAAGCTCGCCGCGAAAGCCGCGACCGAGCCCTTAGAGATACCCGAAAGGTTCTGACACCCAATGTTGAATGCAATTCTCGATCGAATCGCCCGCCGATTCGCGATCCTCACGTTCCCCCTCATGCTCGCATCGATGCTCCTCGCCAACGACGGAGGAGGCGATGGCGGAGGGTCTGGCGACGGTTCCGAAGGCGGCGAAGGCGACAGTTCTGGAGGCGCCGGTGGCAGTTCTGGCGGCGATGACGACGATGACCTCACCGACGAGGAGATCGCCAAGCTCGACGAACGCGCACAGCGAGCAATCCGCAAGGGACGCTCGGAGAACGCAGCCGCCGCCGAGCTTGAGGAACGCGACCTAAAGCGGAGTGTTGCCGCAGCGAAGGGTTTGAGTGCTAGTCTCGCAGACAGACTTCGAGGTAAGACCCAGGAGGAACTCGAAGCCGACGCCGATGCCCTGTTGAAGGAAGTCGGGAGTCGGAGCGGAGGCCAGGAGTCACGCTCACGGAATACCGACGATTTGCGCTCAGGTAGCGCAGGCGGCGGAAACTTCGAAGAGGACGACCCGGCCAAGATTGCGGCCGCCGCCTCACGTCGAAGGTGATTACCAAAACCGCACCGTGAGCGAATGACATAGCCATCGACCGCCCCACGGCACATCCCCCTACCGAGGAGGTACCCGATGGCAAACGTATTTGAGAAGATGGACAAGCTGGTCATGGCCGGCCTCATGGTCCTCGACCGTGAGCTCGTCTTACCCCAGCTTGTCGCCCGCAACTTCGGCGGCAGTTTCCGAGGCGCCGCCGGCGACACCATCAAGGTGAAGGTCGGCGCGTACACGACCGCCGACAAGCGAGACCTTCGGGTCCGCGGCACGATCGCCACCAAGGATCTCTCCGAGACCCACGTCGACGTGAAGCTCACCGACCACATCTTCCACCGGTCGGCTCTCTCCCTCGAGGAAGCAAGTCTCGACCTCACCGATTTCACCTCACAGGTCTCGGTGCCCGCCGTGAAGGCCGTCGCCCGCCAGCTCGAGGACGAGGTAGTCGGCGAGATGAACGCAGCGACGTTCGCCGCTCCCGACATCGCGATCGACCCGGCCGACCCGTATCTGGCGATCAACCAGGCAAACACCGTTCTCCACAAGCACCACGTGCCAATGGACGAACGCTATTGCGTGGTCGGCGCCGACGTCGCCGAAGCGTTCCCACCGACCCTCCCGCCTCAGGCAGGGAACTCCGGAGCGGCCGCCTCGTCCCAGTCCTACCAGGGGCTCAACATGACCGGCATCGCGTCGTTCAACGACGACTACATCGAGTCGCGGTTCGGGATGCACACCTTCGCCGGCACCTCCACCACCATGGACGCCGGCACCCGAGACGTCGCCACCGGCGTCTTCACCCCGACCGAAACGCCGGCCCTCGACGGCTCTGACAAGATCCTTGTCCGCGCCGTGAAGTTGGCGATGCCGTAATGCTCGGCTATCTCAACGCAGAAACCGGCGAGATCGTTCGGATCGATCATCCACTCACCCGGTACGAGCAGAACCCGGACTGGGAACGGTTCACCGAAGAACCCTCCGCCGAGACTCCCGTCCTCGAGGTCGGGAACGTCGCCGATCCCGTCGGTTCCGAAGTCATCGAACCTGACGCAGGTGACGACGGTGGTGCTGATCTCTCCCAGCTCAACGTCGACCAGCTCAAAGCGATGGCAAAAGAACAGGAGATCGCCGGCTATTCGAAGATGAACCGTGAGGCCCTCCTCGAGGCTCTCAGCGAAGAGGCATCCGAGGACTAACCCGGTGGCGAAGCTCCCCCCTCTCGTCTCCCCGGAGGCACTCGCAAGTTGGACAGGTTCTGACTTGGGAGTGGTTCCGGGAGGCGCGGCACGCGCACTCTTACTTGTCGAAGCGACGTCGGCTCTGATCCGGGACCACACCGGCCAGACGTTCGTCGTTCCCGACTCGGATCCGCCTATGTTGGATCCGGACCGCCCCGAAGCGCTCGAATCGATCGCTCTGGGCGTTGCGTCGCGCCCATGGGTGAACCCCGAGCAAGCTGTTCAAGAATCGATCGGCCCGAACTCGATCACCTGGTCCTCTCCGGACCTCTACCTCACCAAAAACGAAAAGCGCCGGCTCGCCGCGGCGATCGGCCAGCGTCAACAGTTCGGTATCGGCACGATCGCAACGTCGAACGCCGACCACGTCCTCTCCTCAAGTAGCGACGACTGGAAGTGGTGGGAATGAACCGCCGCACCATCACCCGTCTCCGACCTCCGGCCGCGTCGGACGGTTTCGGACCAGCGACCGCCGCCGGCGAACCGGACCGTCTCGACTTCGACAACGTGGCCGTGTTCCCGATCACCGCGGGCGAGAACAACACCAACCAGCGGAAGGGCACGACGATCGGCCACGAGTTCCACTTCCCTGGCCGGCAGACCATCGACATCGTCGCCACCGACCTCATCGAGTGGGACGGCAACACCTACCAGGTCGACGGCGACCCGGCCCAGTACTCCTCGGCTTTCACCAGCCGAGGCCATTCGGTCGCCATCGGACGGAGGTTCGAAGGATGAGCCTCACAAAGATCAAAGTCAACAAGTCGGGTATGGACCGGATCCTGAAGTCACCCGAGATGCAACGTCTTCTACTCGATCGGACCGCGAAGATAGCGCGGGCCGCCGGCCTCGGACGTACTAGGGCACGCGGGACCGTCTTCACCAAGGACGAGTTAGCGAAGCGCGCCGAGGCGACCGACCGGGCCCTGTCCCGAGCGATCGATGCCGGCCGATGAGTCAAGTCGTCGCGTACCAGACCGGCCCCGAGATGGCAGCCGAGATCCTCCGGCTCGAGTTCCCCGAACCGTTCCCGATTCTTCGACGGATCCCGAACCCACGGCCGACGGAGTTTGCCCGGATCCAGCGCATCGGGGGACCGTCCGAGGTTCGACCTACCCGACCCCGATTCGCAGCAGCACCGGGCGACGTTCTCGATCGAGATCGTCATCCGAGGCACCGCAATCCAGCTCTAAAGGAGAGCAACCCAATGACAGACAACATCGACGAAATCAGGGCGTATGGGTGTGGCCGAGCACACGTCGCTCCCAAAGGCACGACCGCCCCAGCGGACGCGACAACGTCTCTAGACGCAGCGTTCGGCAGCCTCGGCCATCTCTCCGGCGAAGGGTTCGAGGAGGGAGCCAAAGCGCCCGGCAACATCACCGATCATCGGGATTCGTGTGGCCGGATTGTGAAGTCCACGGTCAAGGGTGACCGGTCCCATGAGTTCAAGGTCTACCCGATGCAGACCACCACTCTTCTCAACCGGCACATCCACGGCGACGAGAACGCTACCGCCGCCGTGGTCACCGAAAAAGGCCTTCCCGGCCCGATGTCGGTCTGGGCGCTCGAGGCGATCGAGACGCTGGCCGATGGGTCCAAGAGGCTCGTCCGGATCGTGATCGAAGAGGGCCAGGTGAAGGGGCACGACGCGATCCAGTACAAGGATGGCGAAGAGCTCACCGTCGCGAACTTCACCATCACGGCGACGCCCGACGCGAACGGCACGCTGTACACCAAGCACTACGCCATCGAGGCCGGCGCCTGATGTTCGACCTTGACGCCGAAATCGAGGACTACCTCGGGAAGTATGAGAAGGCTCCGTTTGAGTTCCAGCTCGCCGGTAAGACGTGGGTTGCGCTGGATCCGCCGGACTCCCGGACCACGACAAAGGTCCGTCTCGAGGGTGACGACAACGCGTTCGCTCAAATGCTCGGCAAGAAGCAGTACGCCGAGCTGCTCGCCCTTGACACTCCTCTTCCCGCTCGGTCTCTGGGTCGGCTGTATCAGGCGTGGATCAACCACTCCATCAAGCAGCAGGCACCGGAGCTTGAGGAGGGAAAAGAGAGTACGTCGCCTCAGTAGTCCGGTATTTCGGCGACGCACTCGAGGCCGACTTCCACCGGTTCTACCGGTTGGACATCAGGGATGCTGGCACCGACCGGCTCCCCTGGGCGAAGGTCTCGGCCCTCCTCTGGTACCTCCCCCCGGAATCGGCCGTACGTGCCGAAGTCAAAAACCATCAGGCCGAAGCCGAGAAGGCGAAGCAACCCAAACGGGTCCAGGCCACACCCGAAAAGTTAGACGAAATGTTCGCCCTGAACTGGTCCCCAACCACCACAGAGAAGGAGTGACAACATGGCAGTAGAACTACTCGACGCCTACATCTCACTCGTTCCCTCGGCGCGAGGGATCACCCAGAAACTCTTCGACGAGCTCGAGCAGCCCGCCGGCAGGGCAGGCAAGGCCGCGGGCGACGAGGCCGCTCGAGCGTTCCAACGAGCGTTTCTCGGCGACGACCCCGGAGCGGCCGCCGCTCGAGACATCGAGAACGAACTGAAGGGAGTCGATGGCCGCCGAGCTGGCGGTACCGCGGCCGGCGAATTCGAACAGGGATTCGACGTTGATCTCTCGGCCGAGGGCGCCGAAGCATCCGACAGTCTCCTCGACGGATTCGGAGGCCTCCTCGCAGGCGGAGCAGTAGCCGCCCTTTTCGTCGACGGATTCAACACCGGCGTAGAACAGGAAGGAGCGAACAACCGGACCGCCGCCTCGCTAGGCCTTTCCGATGCCGAGACCGCCGAGCTTGGCGCCGTGGCCGGTGAGCTCTATGCCGACGCGTACGGCGAATCGATCGAAGAGGTCAACTCAGCCCTCCGAGGGATCATCGTCAACGTCGACGGAGTAGACCTCGCAAGCGGCGAGCTCGACGACCTAGGCATCCAAGCCCTCGACCTCGCCTCGATCATGGAAGAAGACGTCGCCCGCGTCACGCGCGGCACCGGCCAGCTCATCCGGAACGGTCTCGTCGCAGACGCCGAGGAAGGCTTCGACCTCATCACCGCAGCCGCGCAACGACTCCCTCAGGAGATGCAGGGCGAACTCATCGACACCACCGAGGAATACGCCGCCGACCTGCAGGCGCTCGGCCTCACCGGCGCCGAAGCCTTCGGAGGACTCACCGCGGCCGTCGGTGCCGGCGCCCGAAACATCGATCTAGCAGCCGACGCCTACCGAGAGTTCTCTATCCGAGCGATCGACGGATCGGCTACCAGCGCCGCCGGATTCGAAGCGCTTGGCCTCAACGCCGAAACCATGACCGCTCAGATCGCTCTCGGCGGAGACGCAGCTCGCGACGGACTCTCCGAAACCATCCAGGCGCTCGTCGACCTCGACGACGCCGCTCTCCAAGAACAAGCCGGTGTCGCTCTCTTCGGCACCCGATTCGAAGAGCTCGGAATCGACGCTATCGCCGCTCTCGACCCAGCTACCGCGGCTCTAACTATCATGGGTGACGAGGCCGAGACCGCCGGCGAACGACTCAACTCCGGATTCGGAGTCCAGATCGAATCCGCAAAGCGCTCACTACAAGCCGGATTCGTGACCGTGATGACCGAGGGCGTAATCCCCGCCATCGAGTTCCTCTCGGAGAACGACGCCGCACTTGCGGCCCTCGCGGTCACCCTCGGAACTCTCCTCGTCCCCTCACTGATATCGACCGGTACCGCTGCGCTAAGCGCCGCGGTAGGAACCACCCTTTTCGGTGCGCCGATCATCCTCGTCGCCGCTGGGCTCGCCGGATTGACTGCTGGCCTGATTTGGGCCTACGAGAACGTCGACTTCTTCCGAGAGTCCGTTGACATTGCCTCCGCTTTCATCACCGATACCGCACTCCCTGTCGTCGAAGACATCGCTGGCGCCTTCCTCGACGATCTCGGCGGAGCCGTTTCGTTCGTCAGTGGCGTCTTTACCGGAACTCTGATCCCTGCCGGAGAGGACGTCGTCGGGTTCATAAACGGCAAATTTATCGGCCCGATCGGCACCGCCATCGGCTACGTCGACGACCTTGGTCTCGCCGCGGAGATCGCTAGCGACCTTGTCCTCGAGAAGTTCGACGACGCCGTTGGCTTTGTCGAAGAGATGCCGGGCCGGATCTCAGGAGCCGCGTCCGGGATGTGGGACGGGATCTCTGACGC